TTATTTGGAGATGGATACCAGAAAATTCCATCTGGAGAATAAACTATGTCTCCATTATTTCCAACAGATACAAATGTATCATTATTATTAGTAATTGAATTTAAATCATTAAACGATATTATACGTTCAACCATTCTGTCAGTGTTTATTCCTACAGAAGAAAACAATCCACCTGAAGTTCCAACTATTGCCCATACATCTTTAGCACTATTATATGAAAGATCATTAAATGTTCCTGAATATGTACTTGGAATTCTAGATAAAGTTTGCCCAACATATTGGACTTCTTTGATTAGAGATACTTTTGTCCAAGTTGTAGTAGAATTATTTACACCCAATGCTCTATACACATTTGCACTACTTCCAACAGCAACGTATCTATCTGAAGGTTGTGCAACCTCAACTGCATTAAAATCTATAATTGATGATCCACCTATTGAAACATTATTCCAACCTAATCCATTTGTACTTATTGCCAAATTATTATCTTCACCTATTGCAACAATAAGATTTCCTGCAGATACTGCATTGTAATTTAAAGTTGTAATTCCACTGATAGTTTGCCAATTATAAATTGGATCTTTCTTAACTATGAATGATGGAGATATTGAAACTTCAGGATTAGTTAATTGGTAATAACCATTGCCAGGATCTACTAAATCTATATTTGAAATTGTAGTAGCAGCAGAAACTATTGCAGTAGAAATTCCGGGATTGATATCTATGTTGTTTACAATAAATATGTCTCTCAATTCCTCACTTATACCTTTGTTTTTATCTAAATCTGAAAATAATGGGAATGCATTATTTACATAGATTTGTTCATCATCTTGTGATACGTTTTTAATAATACTTGTATTGGGGATAATTCTTGATTTTAATCCAGGTCTTGCTTTTGAATATAAAACTCCATTAATTATTTTATCTTGAGTTTGTTTTGTCCAATCTAAAGGTCTTTCTTTTGTTGGATTCGTATTAATTCCCAAACTATCATATGGGAATGTATCTAAAATTTCAGTTGATACAATGTTTTTAACAACTCTATCAAATTGTTCTCTATCAAATAAATCAAAAATATTTTCTTTAATTCTTACAATATCACCTTCCTTAATAGTTTTTGGTGGATCTACTTGTTCAACATCTAAATCGGATCCTCTATAGAATAAAATATCGCACTTAGATCCTGTTTTGGGAGCTTCTTTGAAAATAATTCTAGATCCCGAATAGGTGTAAGATTCACCTGGAACTTGGAGTACATCATTAATATAAACAAATAAATTATTTTCTATTCTTAAATCAGAATTTGGATCAGTTTTTAAACTTAAAACTTCAGTAGTTCCTGCAACAGTTACTGTTAATATAAATTTAGTTTTAGTTCCATTAAAATATTTACTGATACTATCAAATTGTATGAATTGTCCAGGGTAAAATCCACTAAATTTATCAGTAAATATCTCTTCAACTGTAATTTCAAATTCTTCAAAAGAATTACCTACATTCGGATTTGTAGTTAACCCTACAACTTTTAGGATATCTCCTACTTTATATGAGACTCCATTTTCTTCTAAATTAAATCCTATAATACTAGATGCACTTCCAACATTTACTGAAACTTTAGCACCTTGCCCCAATCCACTTCCAGATACATACTCTAATGATAAATCACTATAACTTGATGGGATTCCAATTCTAACATTTGGTAATTGTGAATTAGTATATCCATATCCAGAATTAACTATAGTTAGTCCAGTTATAGTTCCACCTACTCCTACTGAAGCTGAGATCTTTGCTCCAGATCCTACAGTGGACAGTATATCAATAACTGGAGGGGTTCTATACCCACTTCCATACCCAGTAAGATACACATTATCAATAGAACCACTTGAGGATACTGAGACCGTTGCAGAAGCACCTACAAGGGGCACATATCCATATCCTGTGGTAATGCCTACCTTTGTAATTTTTCCTGCTAATGGAACTCCACTAATGAATCTAATTGTATTTTGACCAGGAGTATCGATGGTAAAATCTTTTTTAGATATTTGAGGAATATTGTTAATTAAGATGAATGGATTATTATTAATATCAATTGTACTTCCCAAAATACTATTCGTATTAGTAAATATTCCAACTACATCCTCACCCTTAGACTTTAATATAAATTCCGTTGCTCCAATTCCAGTAAATTGATCTGAGATGTCATCAAAAATGATATTTTTATCATTTGGAATTCCTGGATCAAACCTTCTACTAAATGCTCTTCCATTGAATCTAGATGTAATTTCAATTCCAGGAAGTCCAGTTGGACCATATGGTGGAGATGCAAAATATATTTCATCCTTAATAATATTATAATTTCCTCTTACAATTTCAATTGAAGAACCTGCTATATGCGAATCTGCAGATGTTCCCATAAAACCACGTTCAACTTCAATGTCATTGGGACCTGATATTCCCAAATTAATAATCTTCATTAATTCATTACCAATTTTAATTATATCCGTAGTAAATATTGAAGATATTCCAGAACTTACTGTAATACTTGAAGATGCAGTAGAAATATTTGCATCCAATTCTAAATTTAAATTAGTATTATAAATTGGATTTTGAACAACATTATCAATTGCAATTAATGAACTTGCATTTGGATCATCTAAAGTGAAACTATGTGTTCCTATTCCAAGACTTAAAAGATTTAAAGGTTGTGAAGTAGATAGACCTGATACTTTTATATTATTATCATCTGTTTTATTAACATATAAAGTTTTTGGAAGTTTATCTGTACCTAATAAAATTGGAGATAATAATAGATCATCTTGTGGACTTATTCCTCCAATGTAAGTTCCTGCCACACTAATTTTATCAGTCATTGCATAACCAGAACCACCATATGAGACATCAATTACTGATATATCTCCAAATAAATCTCTAGAGACATTAAATTTAGCACCAGTACCAAATCCAACTATGGTTGATGATGGAATATCATTAAATGAACTGTTAGCTGCAGATACAATCCTTGTATTAGATAATTTTGATACCGTAAATGTTAGGTCATTTTCTGGAGATGACCCATTCATAAAAGTTCCTGCAATTGAAACTGTATCTCCAATTGAATATCCTCTTCCACCCTCTCTTAAAATTAAAGATGTTGATATTGGAGATCCTGTAGTAGAATTATAAACGATAAAAACACTGAACTTTGCACCAGTACCTGATCCACTAGTTAAATATGCAGGAAATGGATTAAAGAATCCATAAAATTCATTTTGATTTGATGAAAAATTTGGAATTACTGAAGAAGAAACTCCAACTACAGATGTAGACACTGCAACATTATATCCATTTTCATATATGGAGGATCCATTACCTCCAATAACTTCCATAATAATACTAGACTCGGTTGATGCAACAGAAACGTATGGATTATTGGTATCTGTTCCTTTTTGTACAAGTTTTGAACTTTCTACATATGAAGTCGTCTGTATTCCTATTTTATCTCCAAAAATTTTATTAGGAATATATCCACTACCCCCATCAATTATTATTATTTCTGTTATTTCTCCATCGATATTTATTACAGGCTCAAAAATTCCTTCAACTGCAGGAGTGCTAGTTCCTTGTATTACTATTTTAGGTGGGTCTGTTGATGCATATCCAGTTCCACCATTAATTACATCTATTGAAGTAACACTATAACTGGTATTAAAGTTCGGTTTTAAAACAGCACCAAAACCTGGAACTACTCTTGTTGGCATAAATTTAGGTTAATATTTTACTGAATCTATTCAAAATATGATAAAAAGTAACATATGTTTAAAATATTTATTTCACTAATAAATGCAATGGTAAAAATATTTAATATTCGATAATATTGTCAACTATTGCAGTAGGTATTGCCTCTGATGACACCACTTCATATGAAACTTTTTGACCAGATTGGAAGTTATGATTGATAATTTTAAATGAATTGTTATTTAAATTGACAATAGAAGAACTTGAGGAATTGAATTCTTTATAGAATAGTGGATTTCCTTTGTTTTTCAGTTTAAATGTGGTTAATCCAACAACTACCCCTCCAGTAGTAGTTGTAAATCCAGTAAATTGTGGACTAATATCATCTATTGGTATGACTTTATTAGTTTTATTTAAAATATAAGATTTAAGTGCAATACCTTCATCGAATATTATTCTCTGAATCGATCCATCTTCAAATTGATCTTCCTCTGTAACCATTCCAAAATTATTTCTAGTATACATTGATTTTTCACTATCAATGTTTATAGTTAAGTCTAGTGATGATCCCAATACGTTTACTGAAATATCTTTGTTTAATATTGTAGAACCAATACTTACAACATCAAGATCAGAGAATTCTTTAAATCCTGCAGGGTGTACTAATGATTTTACAGACTCTCTCCAAGTAGAATATGGTAAAGTACTCTTAATTGAATATGAAAACTTCTGATAGTAGTTATTATCAGAGATTCTTTGTTGGTAATCATTGAGTAATCCATTTCTATCACCAAAGTCATTAACTTTTTCTCTAGAAATTCCAACAGAAGTTGGAATGTTAAATGAATTTACATTTGTCACTGTTCCAGTCAGATTTGATATCAAACCTTTGATTCTATTTCCTTCCTTAAGAGTACCTTTTGCGTTAATCACTCTCATCTGATTAATTTCATTATCCCAACCATTCTCCATTATTTCTGCAGAAAATACTTCTCTTCCAGAATTATCAATACCAACAACAGTCTCTTTAGAAAAATATGATAGATCATCAGCAAGAATCATTTCAAATTCTGCCATATTTTTTCTGTTGACAACACTACCATAACCAAAATCATTAACATAATTTCCCAAATTAGAACCTATTCCATCCATACTATAAGTAACAGTATAATTATTTGTGTTTATTCCAGTTACTTTAAAGAATCTATATCCATAGTTTGAAGAATTATAATTATTTTTTGGTATTATATTTCCAGATTCATCAGTCTCACTCAAGTCTACTCTACAATTTTCAATAAAAATCTCGTCTCCAACTGCAAATGGGAATTCTGTTTCTGTTTTCCCATATCCAGATGAAACCAATGGATAAATTTGAGAGTTTGAATTAATTAACTCTAATGTTACATTGGTTCCCAATCTAGTAATATTATCAATATCATATCCATTTGAATTTCTTGTTGGAACAATTCTTAACGGATTTTTTAAATCATTTACATTTTTATCTACTTTTACTGAAGTGACTGAACCTCCCTGTATAGATGCAGATAATTTTAATTCATTACTTCCTATAACTCTTAATGATGGTGGAGTATTATATCCTGATCCTCCTGATAAAATATTAATTTTTTCAACTCTTAAAATATCTTTAACTTGTATAATTGCAGGAGAACTTAAAAATGGTTTTAATGTAGCATCTGTTGGATAATCAAATCCATCTTTGACTCTATTCAGTATACTTACTTTTCCTATCGAACTGGATCTTGGTTCTAGTGTGGCATTTTTACCAGATACACTTCGTATGGTTTTAATTTTTGGTACTTTTCTATATCCTTTTCCTTTAAAGTTTATTTTAATATCATTAATTGGTCCAGTAATAAATTTAGAATTTGAAGTATAGAATATTGTAGAAACGCCAGTATTAACATTATAATTTGTGTTTTCTGGAATAGATTGGAAATCTATCTTAAAGGAAGTATTTCCAGTTGAAATTATAGGATATTCTTTTCTAAACTGACTGGGTATAATCCTAATCATGTTTCTACCTATTACTTCATCATCTTTTGATATCTCATCTTTTCTGGTGTCTAATTTAGAATTAGACAAGAATGTATAATATAATTCAGATGGATATTGAGTTGTTGCAGTCCTAATCTTAAAGTCACCCGAATTAGTTTGATACTTATAACTTTCTAACTCTTTTTTCAAATTTAAATCTTTATATAATTTAAAATTCATCTCAAGAAGACTTGGATCTGAAACATCAAATGTAACAGTATCTCCTTTTGTAATCTCTAGTGGTGGATTAATTAATGCTAAATTGTGAGTTCCAGTTTCAGTAGAACTGAAACTGATAGCAATCCCACTTTTAGCATCTGATGGATATTCTGCCAATTTAACTTTATCTGAATTATATTTAATGATAAAGTATGTTCCATTATCTACTAAGTTTCCAATTGTTCCCGATGGACTTGCATAGTAAACTACTTTATCACCTGTTTTAAAAGTATTATTTTCAATATAAATTTCAGATGTTTCTAAATTAACATAAGTTCCAGCAAATCCTACAAAATCTGTAGTTATTTTTCTAATATTTGGATCATATCTTAATTTGATAGTTCTACTATCATTGGGATTGAGATTTAATTTTACTTTATCTCCTGTAAGTAATTGGTGATCATCATTAGTTACAACGTCAATAAAGTAATTTTTAACATCTCCCAATATTTTTTCATTTTGAGTTGTGAGAGAATGTCCAATTCCTATTCCTGGTGGATTTTGTAAGAAGTATACTGAGTTATAATCTGTACCTATTCCTGAAATTGATACAAAACCTATAGTAGATAGTCCAATAAAATCTCTACCTAAATCTACTACATATACCGTTTGTCCATCATCAAGATTATAACTTGGAGATGTTAAATTATTTGAAACTAACATTCCAGTTCCACCTATGCCAACTCCATAAGTTAATGCTTGACCAGTTTGATATTTGTGGTTTGGAATATAAATTGATTTTGATGGAATAGTTAATAGAGAACCATCAAATTGTTCATACACTGTAGTTGTACTTCCAATACCTACTTCACTATAAGGATTAAAATAGAAAGTATTATTTCCAATGATGTCTCTACCTGAAGAATCATTTAAGAAATATGTAAATTTACGAGGAAGTAATGTTACACTGGAGATTCCAACAGTATGAACACCAATATTTTCAAGTCTATTCACATAAAGTTTTGACTGTTGCTCTGATATTTTTGTAATTTGTAATAATTCATTATCGATTCTAATATAATCATTGACTTCAAATACAGAAGTATCATTTACATCTATAGAAGTTTGAGTTCCAGTTTCTAGGATAGTTCCAATATTTTTCAACAATCCTACTGATTTTTCGTTAACAATAATTTGTCTAAATCCTTCTAGATATCTAAAATCAATATTAGACATTGAAGATACAACAATTCTATCTTCATTTCTAAATCCATGTGGAACTTCTGTAATTCCAGTAATTCTATTAGATGATTTTATAAAAGTAGTTTCATTAAAAGTATTAATTCCAACTTGTAAATTTGAAATATCTTTTCCTTTAATTCCAGATACTACTGCAGAAATTCCTGTACCATCTGTGCCAGAGTTATCAAAAAATATAATATCTCCTACTTTATAATCTTGCCCCGCATTATATACATTGATCCCATCAATTCCTGAAGATTCTATTTCATTAACTATAAAAGTTTGTCTATATGAATCTTTTACCTTGTTTATTAAATTATAATTTGAATTTACTGAATTTATATAGTAAGGACCAACATTTCTAATCAATCCTAAGTCTGAAATATTTAAATCTTGATTAAAGGCAGGGTTAGTGTTCTCTTTAATAATTGAATTTTTTAATTCACTTGCAAAAACATATGGATAAACGGGATTTGAATTTATTTCATTATCAATAGTTAAGAAATATGCATATGTTCCATTCGGGAAATCACTATTAATTACAAATTTTCCATTATATTGATCCAAATCTCCAGTTGAAGAATCGTACTGATAATCCTGTATGAAAAATCCATCTGGAAATCCCTGTCCAATAGGTCTAAGTTTACTATCAGTCTCTACTCTTTTTTGATAACTACTTCTCACTTTAGTCATTTCTAATCCAATTTTAGTATATGGTCCATAAATTGGATATCCATCATATGACCATCCAAGTATTGGTGAATGTAGTTCAGTCAATACTTCTCTATTTTGATTATCTAAGTGATCATTTAAACTCTTTCTTAATAATTTCGGTGGGTAGAAATTTATAAATTGTAATCCATACTGTTGATTTTTACTTGGAACTAATACTCCTTCATCTGAATTTGTAAGTAATCTTTTATTTTTTTCTACTTGATTTATTTTCCATTCAAAAATATTTCCAATAAACTTTGCGTCTATACCTCTTCTTTTAATTCTCAACTCAGTATTTTTTGGAAGATAATTAATTCCACCATTGAGAATAATAACATCTGAAATCTCACCATTTTCTACAATTGGTTTAAATTCTGCATATCTTCCAGATCCAGAAATTACTACATCTATATCATTAGTATATCCAGCTCCATGACTTAAAATTTGGATATCAACAACTTTTCCATCAAGTACAATTGGTTTTAATATTGCTTCTGAAGTAATACTAGATATTCCAATATTTGGTCTTCTATGAAAGTTTACTATATTTGGTACACCATATTTGAACCCACTTTCCTCAATAAAAATATTGTCAAATGATCCAAGGACAACAGGTTCTAAGATAGGTTCAATAATTTCTGAAGATGATATTTCAGGAACAGATTCGATTACTATTTGAATCGGAGGATATGAAAAAGTATGAGTACCTACTCCAATGCTATTAAATTTTACATATTTTTTATTTTTATAATTTTCTATATTTGTACTATTACCTACACCTGCTAAAGATAATCTAAATTTATTTTCATCGATTATATGAACATAATATTGGGTTTCTGTATTCAATCCTACTATTTCAGTTTCAGTAGATGAATATACAACTAAATCTCCATCTTTAAAGGTGTGATTTTTTGCAAAAATATAATTGTCAAAAGTGTTTACACCATTAACTTCATTTACATTTGTACTTTGGATTGAAGGTACTCTTATGAATTTATTTGAATAATTTGATCCAGAATCTTCAACATAAATTTTTGTTATTGTATTTTTACTATTCAGTGTTCTAAAATAATGAAATCCTGAACTTATTCCTACTAAATTGATATTATTTTGTTTTTTAGCAGCATTTTCTCGATTTTCGTAAAGTTTAATCTGAGTATCATTTTCTCTTCCTACAAAATAAACTGAATTATTTTGTAATGGTGAAATAGGAGAATTTGAATTATTTAAATATATAACCTGCTCACCATCGTCAAAATTATGATTACTTACAAATGTTATAACATCTGTAGATGGGTTTACACCATTACCATCACCTCTAAATCCTGAGGTAATTCTAGATTTTATTAAGTTTGGTTTTAAAACTGCACCTGATCCATTTCCACCAATTATAGAAATTTTAGGTTTAGATTGATATCCTATACCTGGACGTATTATTTTAATTTCTTTAACAGATCCTGTAATTGAAGGGCATACTTTTGCACCATATCCTTCAGAATCGAATACATCTACTTTGGGGTAATTAATTACATCATATCCAGATCCATTATTGGTGATGAGAACATTATCTAACTTTCCATAATAGATGTTTTCATCATATAGAGTAGATGAATAAATTTCTACTCCATTTACTAAAATTCCTACAGTTTTATTATTTGTCGATATTTCTTCTGGACTAGTTAATGTATTTTCTTCTTTAGTTAAAGTAATTTTTTTTAATAGTTTTTGATGCTCTAGAGTTTTATTTTCATAATCATTTTTTACAAAATAATCATTAGTTACTCCATATCCTACATTAATATATTTTTCCGAATATAGATCACTATTACTTAAAGAAAGTTTAATTTGGGAACTATCGTTACTATTTCCTACTGTAGTAACATAGTATTGCCCAGTAATAATTCCGGATACTGATGATGGAAAATAATATATTTTTTCTCCAGTATAAAATCTATGTACTTTATCTGTATTAAGAATCGTAGTAGTAGCAGATCCAGCATTAACTGGCATCGGAGGAGTACTAACTCGAACTGCTCTACTATCAGCTAAGACTTGATAATCTGGTAATCCAGATGATGTTACATATAAATTGTTTACTTGCTCATCTGAGTATGTATTTTGAACTCCTGAGGTCAAACTGTTAACTTCAGGAAATGCTAATACATTGGACTTTCTAATAATTTTTTTAATTTGAGATTTATTTGTAATAACTACTGGACTTAAAACTTCTATAGTTTTAGTATTAATAGTAGTTCTTACAGTAACAATCAATTCATTGTCATCAGGAAAATCTGGATTTAATAATTTAATAGACTCACCTATGGTAAATTTTACTGCATCTTTAAGTTCAATTCTCCAAATACTATCTTCAGATGTTGGTGTTACTGACTGTATATTGTGAGTTGTTGGGATATTATAAATCCAAGAATTAAATTCCGGTTTATCTAAGAGATCTAATCCAAATGTAGATAGTGAGATTCTATCATCTACTCTTAAATTAGATGATTGTGAATAATCGACAGTATCTATAATGTTCAGTATTCTAAATTCAACTATATCTGAACCTAGGTATGAATATGCAAAATTATTTTCAATAATTTCATCACCTTCATTTAGTGGTGCGACTATTCCAGAAACATTTAAAAATTGATTTGCAGTCTTATCTGAGTAATTAGCTACTATGGGAATATTTGCATTTTTAGTTTTTATTAGTAATGTTCCAGATTTTGGAAATCCAATAGTACTATCAACTAAAAGAGAATTTGTATTTAAAGGTTCAGATTCTGATAAATTTGTCTTTTTAGTTGATATAAAATCAAAAATGAATGAAGTAGAATCTAAAGATATTTCATAAAAATTTCTACCCTCAACAGGTCTATACTCTACATTATAAATTGCAGCACTTGCAGTACCTACATTTGGGATATTTTGAAATAATGTTTTACCATCAAGATCTAAAGGATTGACATCTCCTGAGATTTTTTCAACTAAAATATTTTTAGTAACAAAATAATTACTATCAGAAGGCCTCAGCATATATTCTTGAGGCTTAATTAAACTTATGTCTACTCCATATAAAATTTTAAAAAGAATTTTATATGATACATCAGTACCTTTAGTAGTATAAAAATCTTTTGCCCTTGTTAAAATATTTTGTAAGTTTATTCCAGGAACAAAGTTTCTATTCTCAAATCCAGGTAAGAATTGGAACTTAAACTTTTCAAATAACTTTTGATAAAACAATAAATTCAAATTATTAATTGATGAATTTATTGGGTGATCCTGTGCTTCAGTGGAAGTAAAGTAAATTGAATCTAATTGTGAATCAGATGGGATCTTATCAATGGCACTAAAACCCCTTACACAACCTTCAAAAGTTGTTTTTGTTTTAGATGTATATGTAATAATTTCATCATCAATCTTGATTAATCCATAACTATCAGGAAATCCTATTGTATGGGAAACATTAATAACATCATCTATTGAAAGAATTGCTTTCGTTACAACGGGAGGTACAAAGGCACTGAAAAATTTCTCATTATTAAATCCAGAAATAGATTTATATTCTAAAATGTTTGTTGCTAAATCTATTGCACCTGTTGGATATTCTTGAGATATGTAATACTGATTTAAGAATTCTTTGAAAAGAGGATTTTCCTCATTTAAGAATTCTGGAATTTGACTCTCAATAATATTCTGAATTTTTACTTTCTTTATGTCTGACATCTTATCTTGTATACTCTCCGTTTACATAACTGGATGTTACTGCATAATCTGATCCTGATAGATTTTCACCAGAAACAATTGTATCTTCTATAATATTTACTACAGTATTTGCCATGTTAAGTTCTAAATATATATCTCTCAAAGCAATGACATCATTTGATTCTGGAATTGCTTGAACTTCAATACCTTCAGTACTTGACACTCCTGTAAAAATAACTGGATTTAATCGAATCTCACCTTTCTTATAATCTATTGTACCTACATTTTTGCTTACCATCACTGGTAAATTATTTTTAATTCTAAAGAAGAATATAGATCCCTTTTCATCATCAATTGGAATATCACTTAAGTATACGGTTCCTTCTACATCTTTTATATTAAATCCAGTAGACTTAATATTATAACCAGTCATATCACCATTTTTGTTTCTCTTAAGATGGAATTGATTACCAAAACAAAGTTCATAAGTTGCCAGTCTATTTAAAGCTGGTTGTAAATTTCTTCTTATCTTTATTTTTGTGATGTTTGATGTAATTGCAGAATTTACATTATCAATTAATGATATAACTTTACTATATTTAAATCTTCCACCAAAAGAATTTAAATCTGTGGAAGTTGAATACTCTTTAAGAGTATTAATTACTGCAGATTGAATATCTAAAGGACGTGAGACAAAACTCTTGTTATAATAAACATTTACATCCATTTCAACATACAAATATTTTAAATCTACAATCTCAGGTTTAATTCCAGCAATTGAGTATTGTTTTAAATCTTTTTTAATACTTTCTTTTGTAATTTGAGATATGTATGATCCATTTCTAGGTTTAATTGAAATGAAGACCTTTCCATATTCTGGTGGATCTAATTCATCACCACCATATGCAGTGACACTTTCCACATTAGGGAATATATATGGTATTAGACCTTTGTAATCATTTGCAGTGACTGCTCTATACTGAGATGAATAAACTCTAGGTCCTAAGTACTTAATGCTATCTACAGATTCTATATCATCACCATTTTCTGCAGATTGTGTGGTTGATAGATCAGATATTCCTGTAGTTAATTTATTTTGATTATTATCAATCAATACACCAGAAAATGTAAAACTAGAAGATCCATTTGCTTCTTTACCATTAGTTACGATGTAACTAATAACAATAGAACTTCCATTTGATGGTCTCTTTCCTAAAATATTATCTCCAAATATAACCTCATATTTTTCATCTTCGATTTCTTGAATCAAAAAGATTCTAGAGGTACTTTCAACTTCAAAAATATTTGAGTATAGTTTGTATTCTTCTGTTTTGGTATCAGTAACGTAAACCTTAACGGAAGATATATCTACATTAGCATTTGGAATAATAAATCTTTGATTTGTTTGTGAATTATCTAATACATATGACTTTGTTAGATAACTTCCTTCATAGATGGGAATATCAGTAAATGTAGCAATATTATTATTATCAACTACTGCCGTTTTATCTTGTGGGATAGAGAAAATATAATTTCCACTTTCAACTGCACCTAATGCTACAATTCCTGCTTTTAAAGTTACAGTCTTAGAATTAAATCCTGTAGTATTTACTGAGAATGAAATATTTGCTCTTGCAGATCTTTTTGAACGTGGAACATATCCAATATTTCTAGCAAGAGATACAACATTTTCACGAACGGTTGCACTATCAATGAATGCCTCATTGACAGCCATATTCGTATTAAATGATGTAATATAAGAATTATATGCTAATAGATCAATCAGAGTTGAGAAATTAGAGCCCTCGAAATCAAAGTCAGTAAAATTACTGTTAGATCTCAAATATTCTTTGATTTGAGTTCGTAATGAACTAAAATCTAAATTGGTAAACTGATTGAATGACATTATATTCTAGTCGGTTGAAGTAAAAATTCTATTTCTTGTGCTGGAAATGGCAATCCAATGATATCATATTGTATTCTAATATTTAAATCATATGTATCATCTTCAATTTGAACTTCTACATTATTAACTCTGACACGGGGTTCGAAGTTTCTTAGGACATTATAAATCTCTTCTTTATATAAAGTTACATAATCTAGATCAGCAAGTTCAAACAATGCATCTGCAATAGAGGTCCCCAATAAACTATTGAAGAACCTCTCTCCAATACGTGTTCTGACTAAATTAATCACTGTTTTCTTAATTGCGTCTTCATTTTTAAGGACAAGAATATCATTAGTCACAGGATGTCTACTAAAAGACAGACTAATATCCTTAAATGCCCTCGAAATCTTAAGACCCATTTAGATTATAAAGAAATAATCATGAATATTTATGATGTTTTTGATAAGTTACAAAATTATGGATGATTTGTATAAGAAGGTTCTAGTCCATAACTCCAATCATCATAGTCTTCATCATTTCTAATTCTTTCATGAAGTTCTGATTGTTTTGTCAAACGATAAGAAGGTGCCATATCATGAACAACTTCTTGTAATACCTTTGAATCTGCCTGATAGTCAGTCACTAATTTTGCGGTTCCCCACATTTCTCTCATATAATTTGAATCTCTATCTACTGGTAAATTTGACATTGGTTAGCTCCTGTTTTTAAAAATAAAAACAGAACTTTTATAAAGGAGGTTGCTATCTCCTACACTTTATCTATCTAACTCACGAAGATTATAGTTTTCTGAGTTAAAATATTTTAAAAGTTCAATTGCAACTATTTTTGGATTTCCTTCACCGCAAGTATAAACATCTATTGCAGCACAACCCTGTTCTGGCCATGAATGTAAAGAGCAATGACTCTCAGAGAGGGTTAGAACGACCGTTAGACCTTGTGGTTGAAACACATGACTAGAAGTATTCAGAATGGTCATACCAGCACGGCAGACGGCATTCTGCATGACTTCTAGTAACGGTTCTAAAGTGTTAAGTAATGTATATTCTACGTTATAAACCTCTAGTAAGAGGTGATTACCCATTGAGAATTTTTCCAATTTACATAAATCTCCCAATTTAGTATTTATTTTACATAAAATCCTTCTCTCTGATAGTCAGGATCAGAAATAAAACGATAATTTTTCATATTTTTAACTTTTTCACCCTTCCATACAGGTATTGCAATCGTATTTTCATATCGAAAATCTGGATTTCGACGCAATTGCACCTCAATTAACTTATTTCCTATAAATTCACAGTTAATCCACTCATAATTTCCAATTAATGAAGACAAAATCGGAGGAAATCCGATTATCTTATTAATTTTAGACCAACATGACCATTTATATAGTGGATTTTTATGATTTTTATGACCCTTTACGACTAAAACACATTCTTTTTTGTAAAAATCAACACTTAAGTGCTCACCTTTAAAGACTTCACACCAAAATTCACCTGGATGTAGGTGATCGGTACTACTTTTTAAGTATTCGATTCGAGAATTACGACCCATTCCTAAGAAATTCATCACTGGACGGACAATATAAAGTCCCGAGGAAGGTACGGACGTTCCTACGGGACCACATTGATACCCTAAAAGGGCACTTAGTTGTAATTTATTGTATACCCAGATGTCTTGAGGGTCTAATTGAGTCCACTCGTCGTTCCCTTCAAGACAATACATTCACCTTCCTTGTCCACGATATGCTTTTTTTGCTCGATTTCGTGAAGTTGCAGCATATTTTGTGTTTTTACCTTGTCCCTGTCGAGTATTTTTGGGATTTGGTTCGATCTTCATCGTTTTTTTATTCATTGCCATACTTCAATATCTCCAATTTGGTTTTTTTAACGCATTTTTAACGCATATAAGACTTAAAAACGCAATAAGAACACATCAGAATAAAAAAAGTGCCTTATGAAAGACACTTTAACAGTTTCAGAAACGTTCGTCAAGAAAGATTCTCAGATAATCCGAGTCTTTTCATGTCCAACTCTAATACGAGGATCGCACCAAATCTCAAAACCTGCTTCTTTTGCATCGAGACAGAACGAAACGTCCTCTCCACACATATCTTGAACCTCTCCACTATCAAAGACCTGCATCTTCGGTGCAAACCAGGGATACTCAAGAGATTCGAAGACACCTTTCTTAATCAGAACCCATCCAAATCCCGTATAATCAACCGTAAAGGGTTTTTTACGACGAGAAATGCTCTCAAGAGTCTCGTGATTCATAACTCCACCATTATTCTTGAAGTCATCTTCCTCGAGCCAGTGGGCAACAGACGTGGTTTTTCCATCTTCTGTGCAGTACCAACCAGCAGCAATGTCTTTATCCATTGCAACGAGACGATAGAAACTTTCAGTACTGAAAACAATATCACTATCAATCCACAACTGGTAGTCATATGCAAGTTTTCCATCCCAAGGTACTTGCTTTGGTCCACGAAGAACATTTGCACCTAGTACTTTACAACGTGCAAAGTTCACCATGGAAGAATAATCTTGTGAGATCTGAATGCTCGCACCATTCTGTACAAGATCAAAACACAACTGAACAAAATTCTTCAAATATGTATATGAAACTCCCCGTCCAGGTAAACAGAATACAATCGACTTACCTCTAATTGATTCTTTTGCTGCACTGATATCAAACTCGTCAGAAGATACTTCAGGACTTTTTGCTTTTACTGTAAAACCTTTTGCCATAAAAATTTCATTGATTAACTACTTTTATTATACCACAACAAGTCAAGTCGTCGTGTCTGTGTTATTTAGA